TTTGATTTTTAGGTTTAAATAAATTTTTAAGCCACTTCCACATTATATTTTTTGCATCTCTGGGTTAGTTGATAAAATATTTTTTTCTGCTCTAGGTCTAGCTACTGAATCTTTACTTCTTTTTCTAAGTTGAGCAATAGCAGACTCTTTCATCTGTTTTTCTTTTTTAAGTTTTTGTAGATCTCTTTCTAAATTCATTTTTTATCCTTATTCATTCCGCCTCTGAAGATTTGAGTTCCCTTAATACCATAGATGCTCGCCACGACAAGGATCCACAAATTTGTGAACCATGACGGGAGCTGCGAAAACATATCGAAAAACAATTTTACTTTGTCCATCGCTCCCGGATCGTCCGATACGACTGCCCAGGCCAGAATTGCTATCGGGGCACTCAATACCAAAAGTACCGCCTCATCTTTCCAATCCGAATTTCTTGATTCTAATAATTTGCCTTGGTATTGTTCTTCACCTCTAGCCATACGATCGGCATGTAAAAGTTGTGCCTCTGACATAGCCATTTTCGTTTTCTGCTTGTTAGCATAAATTTTACTTCCAGCAGAGACTGCAAGTTTGATAGCCGATAACCACATTATTTTTTGTATCCTCCTCTTTTCATTTTTATTGGAGGTACTTGAGGGTTAGGTCCTCTCTTTGGTGGTGGTCCATAACTTATACCACCCGATAAACCTCCAACTTTGTAAGCTACAAAATTAAAAAAATTATCTTTAGGTTTTATTAATAAGGGATCAACTGGTTTAGTTGCTGCAATTGGAATAATTGAAGAGTTATTATTATTTCCTCCTCCACCTCCAATAGGAGTTATAGGTGCATTACCGCCAAACCCTGCTTTCTTTAAATATTTTTTACCCTCTGGTGAATTAGGTTGCAAAACCTTACCTGTGGTTTTGTATTTGTCTTGATATAATCCTTCTTTTTTTGCAAACTTTTGTCTACCTTTATAATTTTGTTTAGCTGCAAAATTTATTGCAGTTCCTAAGAAAGGGATTCCTAAACTTCCTACTGCAATTGATGCAGTAGTACCTAAAGGTTTTTTAAATGGAACGTCTTTGACTACAGGACCTATTTTACTTCCTCCACCATTTCCACCTCCTTGATTAGCACTCTTATTTACGGAAGGACTTTTAAAATCTGCTTTTGAAGCATCCATTCCTCCACCACGAAGTTTTCTAATTTTTCTTTTCATTATTTTTTCTTCTTCCTAGCAATCTCAAGTTTCTCATCAGCAATTCTAATTCTTTCTGCTGCTTGATCCTCATTATTTTCTAGTTTCATTTTTTCAATATCTAATCTTTCATCGATTTCATTTTCTCTAATCTCATTAGAATTCATATCTTGGTCTGCTCTTCTTTGAATATCAATTGCTTTTAGATCTAATTCTCTTTCTTTTAATGCAACTAGTGGATCTTTCTGTTGACCCATAGCTTCACCTTGAGCAAGTTGTGTTGTTATCTCTGCAACTCTTTTTGCAATCATAGAAGCAACTTGAATCTCTGCTCCTTCTGGATCTTGTTGTAACATCTGCTGCATTTGAGGATCATTTTGAATCATTGCACCTATTTCTCCTTGTGCTTTTAATGAAACGTGCTCAGATATGTGTGCTTGTAGAGCTGAATACACTTGAGGATTAATTTGAACCATTCTTGTTTGCATAAATGCTACATGAGCTGAAATATGTGCATCATGATCTTGAGTTGGAAATGCTCTTAAAGGTTTTTGCATTAAAGATTCCATATTCTCGGTCGCTGGATCTTTAGGAGTAGGTTTTTCTTGTGGAATAAGTAATTGATCTATGTCTTGAGTCCCCAATGCTTCATATACTCTACGATATGCCTCTCTCAAGTTGTGCATCATAGGATTTGACATAGCAATCTTTAAATTTTCGTTAGCAAGCGTTACTCTTTGTGCCATACTCATGATATTTGGGTCGGCAACCGGTATTACATCTACTCTATCATCGAAATCAGTTTGTTTTACTGCTTGATCAGCACCATATACTGAATATGGGTATATTGGTGGTAGATATGTACCAAATACTTTTGATAAAAGTCTAAATTCTCTTCTCATTGAGTAGTAACATCGCTTGTGTATTGCGCTCATGACCCTCGATCCACGTTCCAATAAGGACACAGTGGTACCAACAGCTCTATTTTGCATGTCATTACCTGTATCCATGTTAGTAATCGCTGCAAATTTTTGTCCTGCCTGTACAACAAAGCCCATTAATTGGTATAATGTAGCTGATGGCTCTTTAAAAGGTAAAATTTGAAATTGATCTTTGATGTTACCCCCAGGTGCATCCACATCTCTGAACTCTCCTGGTTGAAATGGTTGGTCATCGTCTCTAATTCTTATACCTCTAGACTTAAATCCTGCAGGTAAGTTCGATAATGTACCTGCATCAAGTAATTGTCTTAAAGATTGTGTAGCTGTTCTAGATAATCCACCTATCATGTGTGTTAATCCAAAACCATAAAAACCTAATCCTGGTAAAAATTTAAAATGTACGAAGTATTCTTTTCTTTTTTTAGTTTCATCTGCCATATCATAGTTACGATAGATAGATAAAACTTCTCCAGAGCCTTCATCAATAGTTATGATGTAAGGAACCTTAACTTCTTTTTCTGAATTAGTGTTTTCAAACTCTTGTAAATTACAATCAACGTGCATCTCAAGAACTGAGTATGAATATTGTTTATCAGTTGAAGGAGTAACCCCTTCTAACTCTTGATATTTTTTTTCAATTTCTGTGGGACCTGCTGCAGTTGGTTTTAATTCTACATCTCTATAAAATCCTGCTGCTTGTTTTTTAAGTATTTCATTCTCTCCCATTTTTATAACATGGGTAATTCTTTCACATTCTAATAAATCGGTAGCATAGTATGGAACCACTAAATCTTCTGCAGGAATAAATTTAGATACAGCTCTTTGCATCACTTCATCATAATAAACCTTCTTAAATGCAGAACCTGCTAGTGCTAAATAAAATAATAACTGATCAAATTCTGGAGTGTACTCTTCCATCTCTTCAGTAATCATGTAGTTCATAAAATCTTGAACACGTTGTGCTTGATTTACTTTTTCATTATCTTCCATTCCAAGAACTCTAGCTCTTACGGGTCCTTGAGACGGGAGTAATTCTTTATAAGCTTGTGCTTGAAATTGAGTTACAGCTTCTGATAAAAGTGGATGAGTCACGGATGCCGAACCTTTAAACGGTCTAGTCATCTCTGTGTGTTTAATTCCAAGTAAATCTAAATTATTGGTATAAGAAGTTTCCCAATCTTTTCTTGAAACTCTATCTTTCTGATTTGACATTCTTTGAAGAGTCTCGTCAGACATGTCTTCTGCAAGATTCTTAAAAAATTCTTCAGTCTCGTTGACAGCTTCTTCTACAGTTGTCGGTTCCTCACCTTCAATTTCGATATCAACTTCTTCTGAATCAGGAGTTATTACTTCCTCTTCAATTGCTTTGTCAATTTCAGCCATATTAAAAATTAATAAAGTTTAGTTGGTTTATTTCTCGCCATTCCACCACCACGAGCTTTTACCATTGTTCCTTTGTTAAATAAAGGTTTATCAAATGTGAACCCAAATAAACCAGGTTTGTCACTAGTTGTACTTTTTTTGATTACATTTTCTTTTAAAACATTAATAGATTTTTGATTCAAACCACTAACTTTTTTACCACCTTGATAAATTCCAGATCCACTTCCTTTACTTGAATCTAAATTTACAAATTTAGTTTTAGTATTACCAACTCCTTTGTTAACACCATCTTTAAAAACATTACCTGTTGAATCTACTTTTAATCTTGGGAATTTTGTTTTCTTTGTTGGACCAACAGCAGTTTTAAATTTTTTAGCTGTACCTGTGAACAATCTTTTATCTGTACCTGTTGCTCCTTGAATTTGTGATTTTCCTCCTAGCATTCCTAACTTAGATGCACCAAATAATGCTGCCCCAGCTAGAAGAATCTTATTTCGTCTTCTTGATTTTTTTGACATGTCTTTAACTCCTAATTAATAATATACGTATTTACGTTCTTTATAACTTTGAACCTCATCCTCGTCAGCATAAGTAGTTACAAAAGAACCTTGTCGATATCTTAACATAGCTTGGGTAGTGCTGTCCACATAATCGTCATGCTCTCCATGAGGAAACGCAGCACATTCTTCAATCACTTCTTGAGCCCAATGTTCGTCTCTAGGGTAATATACTTGTTTAGATTCAAATCATGGAGCACAGGCGTTGACCCG